AGATTAATACAAGAAGATTTAAAAGATAAAACTTACGAGTATTTATACCGAAATTACAACCCATATAAGAAACAATTACAAGAAGATATTATTCGTGAAGATGTATATGAAGATGAAGATATATTTGATTTTGAAATTAAAATAGATGACCGAGCTGTAGCTAAGAAAACGTTTACGGGTAATGTTTATCCACAACGAGTTAGATATTCAGTAGATGTCAGAAAAATAATCCCTTCTATTATTAAAGAAATTAGAGAAACGTTTTATTTACAAAAATTTGATGTGGAATATAGCGGAAAGTAAAACCAAATACTTATTTATTAATATATAAAAAATTAAATTTATATGAGCAAAAATGTTACAACTTTAGGTTATTTGGGCTACAAGTTTCAAACAGAATTCATCAATCAAATTATTCATCCAGCAAATAAAAAATTCGCTGATAGAATAATAGATATAGTTCACGCAAAATATTTTGATAATGAATATTTTAGACTTATAATAGCTACAATAAAAGATTACTTTGAGAGGTTCGAAAAGGTACCAGCTTGGGATACTTTGGAGACAATATTAAAGGTGGAGATTAAGGATAAAATAACACAAGACTATGTATTTGAAATAACTAAAGAAATAAGAAATTTAGAAGTTGAGGATTGGGAGTATGTACAAAACGAATCTTTAAATTTCTGTAGACAACAAGAACTAAAGAAAGCTAATGACAAAATATCTAAAATCATTGATAATGGTGAATTTGGTAGGTATGAGGAGTGTGCTGATATCATGAAAGAAGCTCTATCTGTTGGAGCTGAAAAAGATGATGGAACTTCTATTAGTGAAGGTTGGGAAGATGTCCTAGAAGAGGACTTTAGACATCCAATTCCTACGGGAATAAGTGGTATAGATAATTTAACCGATGGAGGTCTGTCAAGAGGTGAATTAGGGGTAGTGTTAGCACCTTATGGTGTTGGTAAAACAACTATGTTAACCAAAATAGCTAATTCAGCATATAATGCTGGGTACAATGTATTACAAATAGTTTTCGAAGATTTACCCGATGTTATTAAGAGAAAACACGCGGCTTGTTGGAGTGGTGTTGAACTTAATTCTTTATCTGATGATAAAGAAAAAATAATAGAAGTAGTAAAAGAAAAAACTATTGGTAGTGAAAACGACTTAGTAATAAGAAAGTTTTCGTCTGAAGGTGTTACAGTTAACCACATTAAAACATACTTAAGACACTTAATATCTGTTGGTTTTAAACCGGACATGATTGTTTTAGATTATATCGATTGTGTAGAATCCGCTAGGGTTTACAATGATGAATGGTCTGGAGAAGGTAATGTTATGAGGGGTTTTGAATCAATGTTAGCTGAATATAGTATAGTTGGTTGGACCGCTGTACAAGGTAATAGAAGTTCAATATCGGCAGATGTTGTAACAGGAGACCAAATGGGTGGTTCAATTAAGAAAGCACAAATCGGACATTTTATAATGTCAATCGCTAGAACTTTAGCCCAAAAAGAGGGTAATAGAGCAACAATAGCGGTACTTAAATCTAGATTCGGAAAAGATGGTGTTCTTTTTGAGGATTGTACATTCAATAACGGTACAGTGTTTATTGATACAGAAGCTGCTGATACTTTTTTAGGGTATAATAAAAAGGTAGAGGTTAGAAAAGAAGAAAACGCTAGAGAAAGATTGAAAATATCAAAACTTAGAAGAGAACAAAGTTCAGAGTCTAATTAAATAATAAATTAAAAAAAAAATAATTAAAATAATGGAGTTATCAAATAAAATTCTATCAGACATTACTGTCTATACAAAGTACGCGAAGTACTTACCAAATAAACAAAGAAGAGAGACTTGGGAAGATTTAGTTACCCGTAACAAAGAGATGCATATTAAAAGTTACCCTAAGTTAAAAGATGAAATTGAAAGTGTTTATAAATTTGTTTCGGACAAAAAAGTATTACCTTCAATGAGAAGTATGCAATTCGGTGGTAAACCAATTGAAATATCCCCAAATAGAATCTATAACTGTGCTTATCTACCGATAGACCACTTAGATGCTTTTTCGGAAACAATGTTTCTTTTGTTAGGTGGTACTGGTGTGGGTTATTCAGTACAAAATCATCACGTAGAAAAATTACCAGAAATAAGAAAGCCAAATCCTAATAGAACTAGAAGATTTGTTATTGCTGATTCAATTGAAGGGTGGGCTGACTCAATAAAGATTTTAATGAAATCTTATTTAGGTACCAACTCCTCAACACCTAGATTTGACTTTTCAGATATTAGACCAAAAGGGGCTATGTTAGTTACATCAGGTGGTAAAGCACCAGGACCTCAACCACTAAAAGAGTGTATACTTAAAATTACAGGTGTATTAGATAATAAAAAAGATGGTGAAAAATTAACTACTTTGGAAACTCATGATATAATTTGTTATATTGCTGACGCAGTATTAGCAGGTGGTATTAGAAGAGCAGCACTTATTAGTTTATTCTCAGCTGACGACAATGAAATGATTTCATGTAAGTCAGGTAATTGGTGGGAATTAAACCCACAAAGGGGTAGAGCTAATAATTCAGCTGTATTATTAAGAAATAGAATTACAAAAAGTTTTTTCTTAGATTTATGGAAAAGAGTAGAACTATCAAACGCTGGTGAACCAGGTATCTATTTTACATATGATAAGGATTGGGGTACTAACCCTTGTTGTGAAATAGCACTAAGACCATTTCAGTTTTGTAATTTATGTGAAGTAAACGTATCTAACATTGAGTCACAAGAAGATTTAAATGAAAGAGTGAAGGCCGCATCCTTTATTGGTACACTACAAGCCGGTTACACGGACTTTCATTACTTAAGAGATATATGGAAAAGAACCACAGAAAAAGACGCCTTAATCGGTGTATCTATGACTGGTATAGGTTCTGGTGTTGTTTTGGGTTATGACATGACCGAAGCCGCGAATATTGTTAATGATGAGAATAAAAGGATAGCTAATATTATAGGTATAAACGAATCAGCTAGAACTACTACAGTCAAACCAGCTGGAACTACTTCATTAACTTTAGGTACCTCATCTGGAATTCACGCTTGGCATAATGATTATTATGTGAGAAGAATGAGGGTTGGTAAGAATGAGTCTATTTATAATTACTTAGTTACAAACCACCCAGATTTAGTAGAAGATGAATTATTTAGACCACATGATACCGCTGTAATATCAGTACCACAAAAAGCACCAGAAGGTTCTATACTAAGACATGAATCCCCATTCGACTTATTGGAAAGGGTTAAGAAAGTATCACAAGAATGGATTAAACCAGGTCATAGAACAGGTCAAAACACACATAACGTATCCGCAACAGTATCTTTAAAACCAGAAGATTGGGGATTAGCTGGTGAATGGATGTGGACTAACCGTAAACATTACAATGGTTTGTCGGTATTACCTTATAATGGGGGTACATATGACCAAGCACCATTTGAGGATTGTGATGTTGAGACTTATGAAAAAATGATGAAATCATTATCAAACATAGATTTATCTAAAGTTGTTGAGTTAGAAGACAATACTGATTTAAGTGGTGAACTAGCTTGTGCTGGTGGAGCTTGTGAAATTGATATAGATTTAACTAAAATATCAAAAAATGGTGTTGAAAAAGTGTGATAAGGTAAGTTGGGGTAATAATATAACATTAAGTCAACAAATACTAGAAGCTTTATATAACATCAGAAAAACCAAAG